GATTTCTTCTTCAGTGTAACCGATACTCTTAAGTTGCTCTTCGTTGAGATCTTCGAGAGTTAGCTGATAGCCGTTAACGGTTTTGTTAACAAGTTCCTGAACTTCGGCATAGTTATATCCGGCTTCGGCAAGCTTTTGGTAACGCTCGTCGCCATTGCCAAATTCTCCATTCCAAACACGCTCGCATATCTTTTGAAATTCTTTAAGTTTCTTAGATAAATCGCCAGTCCCCTTTTTAAGTTTGGCAAAAGAACTAAGTGTTTCTCTTACTACTTCTTTCGAAATAAGGCCTTTGTCTAGAACAGCTTGAAGAGACCCTTCTTGTTCGATAAGTTCGTCGATTGTAATGCCATGAGCCCTAGCAAGTTCTTTAAGTTTGCTTTCGAAATCATCTGTTGCAATTCCAGCATCTTTGACTTGTTTGATAAACTTGGGCCATTTTGATCCCATGGCTTCTTCGAGAACTCTATTTCTATTCTCGGCGCCAGATGCGAATACGTCCCACAAAGTATTATTAAGGTCTGTCCAAAGAACCTTTGCTTGCTCGTAGTTACCGAATATAATTTCAAAAGTTTTCATCCAACCAGAGCTAACTGCATCCTTAGTAGCTTCGATTGCTTCAGTGAAGGTCTTTGCCTCCTGAGCAGATTTAAAAGCTTTGACTGCGAGGACGTCGTAGTCTTTTGCCAAAGCCTCGATAGCCTCGGAGGCCGTGTCAAATTCTCCTGCTTTAACAGCTTCATAAGCGGCGCCAACGAGTTCGGAGAATTTTCCGAAAGCGGCTTCCATGACTTCGGTATCAGCCCAGTCATCCTTTAACGTTTCTCCGAAATTTCCGATTTCGACCAAAGTGCCCTTTGCAGTTCTTCCTGCGGAATCAAGCCTGCCGAGAGCTTTCGCTGTCTCAATAAATGTTTCTTTTAACTGCTTAGAGCCAATACCGGCTAGTTCGATACTTTTCCAATCAATATACTGTAATTTACCGGCGCTATAAGACTGATTTAAATTATAGATTGCTCTAGAAAATTCAGCAGTTCCTTTGCCGGCGAAAGCTGTAGCATTGGCGATACCTTCAATCATCGGAATAAGTTTATCAATATCACCGCCAGCAGAAGTTAGTTGCGCCAAAGAAGAGGTCATATCCGAGAAACTATAGCTAGTCTCGTCGGAGAACCACATAAGTTTATCTAGATACTCATTAACTTCGTCGATAGACTTTCCGGTGGAATTAATGATTGTCTGGACCGAAGCAGTCTTTTGCTCAAATTTACTCCAACCAGCAGTAATTTGGTCTATAGACAAAGAAGCTACGAGTCTTTTTCCTGCGTTAATTGCAGAGTTAGTAATGTTGGATAGGGCGGTTATTGCCACAATTTCCATCGCAGAGAACTTAACTTTAACATTTTCAATGGCTCCACTTAGGCCGCTCATATTCACTTTTCCAGATTCGGCTTCAATTTTCTGAAAACCCTTAGAAGCGCTGTCAAAGTTTAAAGCTTTCTTGAGCTTATCGAGAGTAGACATACTGGTTTGAACATTTTTCTCAAACTTTGAGTTGTCAAACTCCATAGATACGACTTTATTATCTATGGTTTTGCTCATACTTTGGTAACCCCCTTCCATGCTTCTTCTGCTAATTTATCAAAAATAGGTTGGATAGCAGGATTAATATAATCTCTGCCTTCAACCCAACCACCGGTTCCAGTTGCATGGCCGTACTGTAAACATATAGCAATCTGAAACCAGTCGTCTATTACATTTGAATTTTTAAATACTAATCGAACCCTATCTTTCTCTCGTTCGATTTCATAGTACCAGCATTTAGCGGTCAAACCGCTGTCAACTGGCGTAGCAGACTCAAGGGCGGCTACTCCCTTGCGGCCGTAGATGTTAAGATCGCCAATATTAACGACCTCCTTAACTCTTTCAAAGTAGCCGGTTAGTTTAGAGAAGTCGCCCTTTTGTCTGAAACGCACCATTTTGAATTACCTCTTAATTATTTAGTAACTGTTACGATAAAGCCATCGATACCTGCAAGTTTAAGCTTAGCAAGCATGGCTTCTGCATTTGTTTTGTTCGTGTATGCGCCTACTTGAACTCTATAAAGAGTATTGGAAGTTACGGGTTTAGTAGTACTATCCTCTTTGAACTTGATTCCAAAGTAGTCACAAATACCATGAGCGATAGTTTCGCCAATCAGAGTAGTGTTCTCAATAATCCATTTCGCTACGGCGGGAACATCATGAAAATCGCACTCGATGTAAACAGTAGGGGCAGAAGGTGTTCTTACTTCGTAAAGACCAGGATATGGCTTTATGTTTTCGCTAGTTCCAGGCGTAATAGGAGCAAGACGAGCAAAAATCGCTTTGCAAGCTTTATAACCTTCGCCGCTAAGATTGTAAGAGAACATTCTAGTTCCAGAAACAGTTTTATTATACGCATTCGTATGAATCGGAACATGAAGATCCGCGCCAAACTTGTCAGATTCGGCACAGCGGTTCTGCATCGTATCATATTGGCCAAGCATTACCTCGACGCCGTTTCTTTCAAGTGCTGCTTTGCAAGCTTTAGCAATTTTACCGCATTGAACATCTTCTGTAGTGTTACCATAAGCGTATTCATTTTTAGTTTGATTAGAAGGAGATAGGTAAACTTTCTTTGCCATTTTCGTCAACCTTTCGTGTGCATTTGTTTTCTTCTAGCAGCATTCAAAGCTGCATTTTGGTTCATTATTTCATTCTTACTCATCTTCTTATTGGGTTGATTTTTTATGTCGCAAACCCTGATAAGGGTGAGAAGACGATTTAAATGCCATTTCTGGCATTCAAATGGAATATTATATGCTACCATCCAGTAATAAATCAGTTCAGCAGTTATGGTTTCTCTATTTTTAGGGCCATTCCTGTCTTCGTAGAATTTAGTCGCTGTCATAGGAGCATCAATATATTTATTAATCTGATTGATAGCATCATTTGTTAAGCAGTTGTAAACATTCTGATCTACATTTTGGGTAATAGTCATACATCTGACGTAATCAACAGTTTCTTCGAACGTTTTTTCGTCTTTTCCGAGAAACGGTTTACACCATTTTGACTCCCATTTTGAAAGTGAAACAAGAGAATGTTCGAGCACCAAGGTTGTTTCCTTGGTATTTACAAATTCTTCTTTCACAGGATCCCACTCTTCGGTAGCGGGTATTGTAATCCGAATCATTTATCAACCGGAGATAGCCGGAGTAGTCGGTGCGCCGGGAATATTGGGAATGATGCCATTAACGAACGCAGCAGCAGCATCAGCATCGGTAGCAAGCTCCATAAACAACTGAGAATAAGCTTCAGTCTGAGCAAAGCCATTAGAAATTTCCTCAGATTTCACAAAACGCTTACCGTCTGCGCTCTTTTCGCCATAGGCTTTGAGAACAAGTTCCTTGAAAATCTTGATGATGGCAGGAGCATCCTTAGCATCAACGATTCGCTTAATCATATCAGCCATGCCGCCTGTAGTGCCAATCTCCATCTCCATCAATTCAGCCTTTGTAAGGTTAAAGTAAAAGTCCTCAGTTCTTTCGACGCCATTGTAATCGGTGTAAGTGATAGTCTTCTTAAGCATAAGTATATCTCCTTTCGAATTAGAGCATTAGAATGTTAGTAATTAAATGAGGCGGAGACCGCCAGCCAAACTGAATACGGCCTCCATTTTGAAATCTAGTTGCGCCAATTAGGTGAACAGCGTTTTAATCTCGTCAGGAAGAGGCAGACGAGGGGCAACGCCATCTTCTCCGCCTTCGCTGGTGGGATCCTTGCCATACAGAATCACTTCCAAAGCGGAAAGCTTGGAGGCATCAACCTTAGTAGAGTCGATGGTAAGGCAAGCGGTGGGCTTAGCACCAGTTACAGCCACAGGAGTGGTCTTAATTTCCCAGGAGAAAGTGATGGCCTCGGGGCTATCATTGATGGTACTGTAAGAGCGCTCAGAGGGAGAAGCCAGACAGCCATAGATGATATGAAGCTTATAACCATGATCGTTGCCATCAGTGTCATTACCAATAGTAGTACGATAGCACAGACCGAAAGGCTTACGAGCCTGCTGGCCGATAGTCACGCCTTTAGCAAGAGAAGCGGAGCCGTCGCATTCTGCGAACGCATCGGGATAAGTGTAAGCCTCGATGGTTGCACCAAAATCCTCGGCAGACATCAGGTTCAGGTACTTAATATCGTCGGCGTACAAAGGAGTAGCTTCAGCGCCAGAAGGGCTTTCAGAAATAGAGATCAGACCATTCCAAGCATAACCCTCGTCGTAAACACCGGAAACATTCTGACGATACAGAACGCCATTCTTAACGCCGGTTTCAAACAGATGCTCACCAGCGGCATCCCATTTGATTTTTGCAGCAGTACTAGGCATAATTTTATCCTCCTATTTTTAATAATATAATCTGAATACATCGTGATTAAGACCATCCGCAGCATAGTGACGGTCAAATGAACAACGAGGAAGTTTTGACACTTTATCGACTATGGGGCTATCCGGATTTTTATCAATCACGATTATTTGATAAGCATGCGACTGAGAATAGACACCGTCATCAGCGAACTGATTCATGATATCGTTTCTCGAATACACAATCGCCGGGTATTTGAGTTTTACCGACTCTGGAGGTTGAAAGTACACGTTACGACTACCTAAGATGGTTTCAAGTGTAGTCTGCAGATTAAGCCTGCTCGGCATTATACTTCACCCCCAAAGTCAGTAATAGTCTAGGATACTGCACTTCAACATTAGTAATCTTCCATTTAGTACCCATAAACTCGGCATAACGCATAGCGTGAAAATTCTGGTTGGCAAAGGGGTCGGCCACAATACTAATCTGATTAGACACAACTACATTGTCGTTGACCTGCCCAGCAGACTCCAGCCTACGAGAATTTCTGATTACATCGCCATAATACGAACGCTCGGTTATAGTTTCAACCCAAATTCCCGAATTCTCGGGCTGCTCCACAGTTTCAGCATATCCGATTGTTCCATACCACTTTGCCATAGAATTTCACCTCATTTTGAATTTTTAAACTTTAATTGCAATTATTCAGTAACCATTTCCAGGGCAATGGCAGAATAAGGCTTAATCAGAGCGCCAGAGCAACGAGTTTCCATCAGATACTTCTGCTGGTTGTAGTCGATGTCGAAGTCGTCAAACATATTCACAGCACCGCCCTTATCAGCGCCAACATTATAGTCCTTCAGGTTGACAATAATGCCCATCAGAGTGCGAGTTTTGCTTTCACTGTCGGTACGAGTCAAACCTTCCATTACGGGAACAGTTACGATCTTGCTAACACGCATAGCGGTGGCAACATCCTGCTCAGACTTGTAGAGACGATAACCCTGAGTATCCTCGAGCAGCAGACAGTTGGTAAGGAAATCCTCGGTGGTATAGAGTACAGGATTACCGGAACCCTTGTAATTCTTACGAGACTTGACAGCAGCCTTAATCATGGCCTTTGCCTTGTCGTCATCGGTAGCGGTAGTGGACACGGTGATCTTGGTCTTAATGGTGTAAAGATCATCATCTTTCCAAACAGGGCGAATGTTCTGCTCCGGAATGTGGTCATCGTCAGAAGTCAGACGACCGTCGCCTACCAGAATAGCACGGGCAATTTCCTCGTCAAGCATCATACGCATCTCGCCTTTGATCCATGCAACAACATCGAAATCGGTGATGTCGAGGATGTCATCACGATCCAGCTTCTGCTTCTTGTAAATGGTGGTAGGAGTAGTGGTACGCTTGAGCAGGGTGAATACTTCCTCTTTCTTCAGGTTGCCCTTGATGTAACCCTTAGCGCGAGCCTCATCCTCGGTGATGTTAGCGAACATGGACTTAATGCGAGAGAAAGGAGTGTGGTGAACGCCGTTGATAACGCCGGCAACCCAATCCATGTCACGCTTGATGAACTCGGGGGGAGTGTTCATGCTCTTGGGCTCGGGGAACAGGGTGTCAATCTGATCGATGCCATACGTGGCAGTGTGAGCCAGGAAGGACTCCTTCAGACTACCAGAACGCTTAGCGTCGGAAAGAATGCTCTCGATATCGGAATGGGACAGAACATTTTCCTTCATAGTCTCATCCTGGTCAAATACATTGTGTTTCATTTCTTTTTCCTCCTCATCATCGTCGTTAGAATTATCGGCATTTTCCAATGCCTGTGCAATGAGTGCAAAAACTGCAGTCTTCTGCTTTTCGTTCAGAGTATCGAGCACTTCGCCGACAGTCTCTTCGCTATCTGTGGTTTTCTTTTCGCTCTCTGTGGTTTTCTTTTCGTTTTCCACAGGTTTTTCCTCCTTTGTTTCTTCCTTTTTATCGCATTCGGCATGGAACAAACTAATATCCTCGCCGGTATAAATGATTGCTTCTTCCTCCGACTCTTCGCCGTGGCAGATAACAGAATCAATGAATGCGCCAGGATTTGCGCCTGCCAAAACGAGACTAACCTCACGAATGGCGCCGTGAATAACGTCACTTCCGCGCTGCTTCAGCTGATTGGCATAAATAGATAGTGCGGAAACATCTCCGTGCTCGACCAGCAGTTTAGCATTCTGGCCAGCTTCTGTTTCATTAAACGTACAATAGGCGTAAACGCCTTCTTGACGATTCTCGAGTAGTGCATGGCCGAGAATATTCAGCGGATCATTGTGCTGATGGTTCCAAACCAGAGGAACTTTCTGCCCGTTATTATCTTTAAATGCATCTTTTCGAATAGTACGACCATCGGAGCATTTAAGATCATTTCGAGTAGCCCAGCCACTGAAATCAAATCTTTCCATTTTGAATCTTTTCCTCCTTCTTTACTTTTTGGTTTTATGGGTTCTAGCATATTCAGCTTTGTTCTTTTCGATCCACTCTTTTGTCATGCCAGAACCACCGGAAGATTTTTTATTCGAAGACTTTTTATTCGAAGACTTTTTAATAGCTTTAAACTCAGAAGAACGTTTAATCTTTTCTAATTCCGCAGCATACTTTGAATTGTAGTCTTCTTTGGCCTTTTGAGTGATTTGTCTATGCTCTTCTTGATAAGAAGCAGAGTCTTTTTTGTAAGCAGCTATGAGAGAAGCTCTCTTTTGAGCATTGCTTTCTTTAAGTCTAGATATCTGAGTCTTAATTAGAGGCAAAGCTCGTTTCTTTTGGTCAGGTCTCATATTTTTTAAAAGACTTACAAACCGATCAATTTTAGCCTGAGTTTGCGTAGTATAAGTTCTAATATCATTTTCGGTCTTTGACCTAATAGATTCTATTTTTGACTTAGTGCTCGCTTTACTCGCATCAACTGTAGATTTTCTCTCTTCAGATAACTTTTGTCTGATATATCTAGCAGCTTCTCGACCTTTTTCATTAAGACCTGACGTTGAATTACGGCCTTTTAATTTTCTTGTACGCATATAATATTCATGCGCTTTCACTGGGTCGTAATACTTACTTGCGTAATGAGCTATAGTGTTTTTAGGTAAATCGCTCATTCGTCCACCATCCTCTCAAGTTCGGCTAGTTGCATATCCAAATCATCTAATCCGGACATCATCGAACCAAACTGTTCCGAGGAAGCATTTTCGCCATCATCAGTAGTCACGGCAGGATCTTGAGATTCTGCATTAGACTGATTGATGTTCTTATTGCGCAGTTCATCAGCTCGACTGTCATCAACAGGCTTAAATCCGATAAGGCTACGAACCTCGTTCGAGGAGAGAATCTCGTTACGAGTGAACTTATCGGCGATGTCTGCCAAATTAGCAACAGGAACAAGTTTGAACGGCTCTCTGAACATCATGATAGACTGCTTCTGAGAGCGAGCTGTCTTTGTGAGGAATTTTCGCTTCATTTCATCAATGATAGCGGACATTATAGGTTCAATTGTCCGGTTGTAGTAGTTTAGCATAGTCTGCTCGTCTGCCGTACCATCCAATATACTCTGAGTGAGACCCAACTGGCTGTAAAGCATACTCGTAAGGAACTCAATCTGTTTCATTAGATTGTTTTCAACAGGACGATTCAACTGTGTTATACGCTCCGTGCCATCGGTATAAGCAATGCCGTACTTAGACCCGGATAATTGACTTTCAATGTCTTGACGCCTATCTTCAGCTTGTTTCTTACGAGCTTCCGATTTAATGACATAAGGAAGCTGAATAATCAAATCAAGTTTTCCAGAGCCACTCTGTTCATCAATTGCATCAAGAAGATTTAATTTTCGAACCAATCGCTGCATTGTAGAGTTTGGTTCGTTGATTACTGCGTACAAAGGGTTTTCAATGATGGAAACCGTATTCTTAGGAACTATGATTTCTTCTCGCTTTCCAGTCTTCTCATTGTAAACGCTCACTTTAATATGGTTCGGATACCACTCAACAATCTTACCGGTTCTCATAGTGAGAATATCATAGGAATTAGTGGTATCAGGATTGAAACTCGTGTCGACTGGAACGAGAGCTACACATCCTTCATCGAGCATGGACATAACAACATCTTGAACGAATGCCCGGCCAGTCTGATCAAGATTGGCAGAAAGGTTCAAGCATGAATTGAGGCCTGAGTCGATGGTTTCTATAAAACGTCCATTATCATCCAGCCGAACATGCTGAATATTAATAGCCGCTACATCCAGAGCAATTCTGTTGTATACTGAGGTAACAATAGAACGTTCATTACCCCTGGAAAATCGAACTCTATCCGGTTTATAATAATAACTAGGCCCGATATCCAGATTGCTAGCGGTGGGATCTCGATTGAAGAAGGCGTTCCAGGCATGTTTCATCCTGGTGCCAAAAGATACTGGCATTTGAATTCACCTCCTAGATTTCTACTTTATCTACGACTTTTTTCTTATAAGCAATCTTACCGGAACTCCAAATGCCATTCTTAAACTCGTTCGGGTTGTAGCCTGCTTCAGAAAGTGCCATAAAGACACCAATCTCTCCTCGTTTAGCCACAAAGGATACGACTCTACCTGATGGAGCACGAATTTCAGAAACTTTTTGGCTCATCAATTCAGCCATCTTACGATTGTACGCGTTTACAGTTTGAGCGCTAAGCTTTCCATTTGCATTTCTAGCATTCGGAAGCTTAAGAAGATAATTACCATAAACGTCAAGTTCTCTCTGCGACAACTTTTTAGCCTGATCAGTTATCTTGCTAGATTTCTTCTTGGCCCATTTTGCATCTTGCTTTTCTAGTCTCCTACGACCAGCAGGAGTCAGACTACCATCAGGATTTTGATATCTTCTAATACCCCATTTCATTCCAATAATACCGTAGTGATAAAGTTCATCAGAAGAAGGTGTATAATTATATTGCCACAAAAGTTATCACCACCTTTACTCAAAAGCTTCTTTGTTTAGTTTATAGGCGATAAAAGCATCCATCATAGCGGCTACATTATCGATTTTTTCTTCGTAGCGCTTTTTCAGAAGCTTTCTATTACCATTTGTATCTTCAAGGGTGATGCAGTTACCCATCGCAAATGTCATAAGAGCTTCGTCGAATAAAAGCATTCTCTCTTCGGAAAGTTTCTTTAATTCTCCTAAAGGTACAGATTCTGTCTTTACACCCTGAATTACTTTCTCTATTCCAAACGGGCCATTCTCAGCTTCCCATCGTTCAACAAATTCTCTTGCATTATACGGGTCGTATCCAAAGCAACGAATGTCGTAGCCCATTTCGATAATATGACTATCGAGGTCGTCGTAAACTTCCATCATATCGAGGACTGTTCCGTCGAGAACAATCAAGCTTCCCTCTTTCATGAATTCCTCATACTTAAATCGCATGGCTGCGGGGAGCTTATTAAGAGTAAGAGAAGAGATATAACTTCGAACTTTTATGCCGAAACGGCCATTTTGAAGTGGGAAGAGAAATGTAAAAGCGCAGAAGTCATCGCCCTGCGATAAGTCTGCTCCAAGAGCGCAAGGCATCTGCCAATATTCTCTTTTTCTATGAGGAAGCGTTTCTTCATAGGTAAAGTAATAGGTATAGCCCTCGCAGGGTATTCCAAATCGTTTAGCCAGAATATCATTTCGAGCGGCAGGAGCTTTCTCAGCTCTCTCTACATCCAATTGATAAGTTTCATAACTAACGGTCTTCCCAATATTAGGATTCGCTTTAATCCATTTGTCCGCCTGCGGGACTTCGTCAACGGAGTCGAGTTTGTACCACCAAATCGAAACATGGGGATTAACATACTCTCCTTTAAGAATGTCCATAAGCTCCATTTTAATAGTATCGCCAGGACCGTTGCGAACCGTACCTTCCGAACTAACTGCAACAATAAGATAATCTTCATTCTTAGATGCGCCCTGTTCAAGAGCTCCAATGACATCCTCTCTGATATCGCCAGAAAGCCATTCGTCAACGGTATTAATTCGGCTATTTAAACCCTGAAGCTTATCAATGGTCATCGGTCGGATTTCGACCAAAGAACCTGTCAAGAAATTCTCAACGCCTCTCTTTGTCGATGCCAACTTTACTCGATTGGCTTTTGAGCCAGTTGTGTTCTGAAGAGAACCTTCGGTCAGGAACTTAAACAGCGGGCCTCTAGCTCTTGCAATAGCGGTCCTCATTGGAGCTAGAACTTCCTCAGACTGTTTCATCGTAGGTGAAGTATGAACTTGGTGGGTCGTTGAAGTATCGGCATTCAGGAAATAACTGTGAATGTACGATTCATACTGCGATTTGGCGGCGCCACGAGCCACTATTAAGTATTGCTTATTAATTAAACGTTTCTTAATCTTTTTTCTGACATAGTGCCCACCATGACCTTCCGGATAAGGCTTATAAACGCACCGATCAACAAAATAATACCAGCCGAAGACCTGCTCTCCCCATAGTTTAAAACTATCCAAAAGGACTAAGTCAGAGCCGTCGGTTAGTGTGAGTTCAGTCTCGCAGTATCTAATC